AATACGGCTTGCTTCAGCAGCCAGGTTACCTACGCCAAAACGCTTCTTGGCTTCTGCTGGAGTAAGTGCCTCACCAGCGTAGAGTGCGTTAAAAACTTTGAATGTCTTAGTGTCTTTTGAAATAAACTTCATGTCTGTGTTTCCTTTAAAATTAAAAGCTGATTACTTTTTATTCAGCGTCCTATAATAATACAGGTTTCCAAACTTACAGTCAACCTGCGGTTTACCATTTACTTCTTTACTGATACTCGGGCCTGCATAAAAGCACCCAAGATAACCACGCTGAGCCAGGTCCAAAATGTATACTCAATAGCAAGTACAGGGAACAGCGTATTCAAAGCCCAAATGGTAGCCAGGGGGCCAATAGCAATCAGAAAGCCCACTAGCAAAATGGCTAGAATTATTTTACTCATTTTCAATCTCCTCGATTTCTTGCTGGCGTTTCAGCTCAGCGATTTCTTTTTCAACTTCTTTCTCTTTGCGCTTACCGTTCACGGTAGAGCCCTTCTTGTAGACCACGTAGTAATGCTCGTGGCAGTAGCTCTTGCCCTCTACGGTCTTGTGACCGCAGTAGGGTGTAGGCTTGTTAAAGTAGTCCCAGGTCCGGGCATCAAACTCAGGGCCCAGATACTGGCACTCTTTGAAAATGACACCAGCCATTAGTTACCTCGCTTCATAACAGTTACTTCGGCCATAGACTTCCAGTTAGTTGGGAAGCTCTTGCGCAGGTCTGCAACCTTGAGCACTGTACGCAAGCTCAGTTCACGCATCTTAGCACGGTTCTCGATGATGTAGTCTACAACTTCATCACGCTGGATGTCTTCAAACTCGTAGCTGTCAAGCATACCGTCTTGAACAATCTGCTTGATGCGCAAGACCTTCTCACGGTCTGTGTCCATCTGAAGATCGATGTAGTGGCAACGACTTTCCAAAGCACCCAAGTGATCCTGCAACTTCTTAGAGCGTACATTCTCGAACTTGATGTTAGTGATAAAGATAGCACCTGCTTTGAACTCGAAGCGATCTGGCACTCCTTCTTGGCGCAACATACGGCTGTCAGTGTTCCAAGAGATAGTACGCTTTTTGGAACTGTCCAAAGCAGCCTTCAAGATGTTCAGCGACAAGTCGTCAAGCAACACTGAGTCGCAGTCATCGAACACAATGACATTGCCCTTCTCACTGTACTCATACAACTTAGCATAGAGTCCAATCGCTGACATTGCGCCTTTGACGATCTCATACTTGGGTTTACGCTGACCCAAAGTATCGAACAAGTCGTCTTTGGCAAGTACTTCTTCAACACCAAACGATTTGCCCACGCCTGGAGGGCCTGTGACAATCATTGCGCGAACAGTACCGCTCTTAACAGCCTTGGTCATATCCTTGAGCACTTCGAAGCGACCACGCAGACGCTCTACAATTGATTCGTCAGTTTCGTGTGCAACTACAGCGTCAGAGACTTTGATCTGCTCTAGGCTCTTGTCACCTACGGGCGAGGCACTCACTGCACCTGAGACCACAACATAGCTTTCGGTGCTGGAACACTTGATACGAATGCCACGATCTGGAATGCCGGCATTCTTGGGTTGGACTGTGCCACCGTTAACGGTTACATAACCGCCTTGGGCACCTTGTTTGAATCCTTCGATAAGTTCAAAACGGAAGCCTGACATACTAGTGTCCTGACCACGGATTTTGTAAGTACCTTCACGGATTTCAATGATTGCTGGCATAGTATTTCGCTCCTATGTTTGTTTGTTTAAGTCTCTATTATATTACCATTTGGGGCTGTTGTCAACCCCAAACAGTAATAACCCTAGTTACATTAGGGCTTCTTCTTCCATAGCCTTACGCATTTCTTCAGCGATAGCTTCGCCCAAGAGCACATAGGGCGCAGAGTAGCATTTCACGTACCAATGCCCGTCTGTGCGCAGGATATACTCGTATTCCTCGTGCTGGTGGTTCTCAACATAGTCTTCGAAGTTCTTGAAGCGTTTGGCACTCACGCCTGTCTCGCCGCGATCACGTCCGTAAAAGGTGCAGTCGTCGGAGCGATCTTCAAATGAGTGTTGCAGGCCCACGTCCGTGCCCAGGGAGCTGAGGTCCCCAAGGTCCATGATCCGCTGCAACTTGAAGGGATCCTGATAGTGGGTGTAGAGGATTTTGCCGTTGTTATCGAGATAACCGTCCCAGTGGCAGTAGACCTGATCCACTGTGCCGTCTGCGTACTCGAGTGCGATAGTGCTGCGTGTTGCCATTTTGTTCGCTCCTGTGTGTTACAATGACTCTAGTATAACACGGGCCGGAGCCCGTGTCAACCGTTTTATTAAATACCCTGGAACGCTGTCAGGGCTTTCTGTGCATCTGCATCCAAATACACAGAGTCCATTGCTTTCTGCTTCTCTACAGCCACTGTCTTGCGATAGGCTTCCAACTCAGCGCTCTTGGCTTCCATTGCGGGCCATTCCACGTCCTGTGGGTTGAGGTAAGGACCAGTGTAGTCCACCTTGTCTGCCTTCAGCGTAATCTCGCCGCTCTTAATGCCCTCAAACACCATACCCCACGTGGGTTGTTGTGGGCGACCGCTGGCACCAAACAGTTCTACTGCCTTAGCCTGCACTTTCTCCTGTGCAATCTCGTTAAGACGACGGACAAAATACTCACGTGCTTGCGCTTCCATAGTTCGCTCCTATTTGCGTTGTTGAAGTGTTAATTATAATGCCAAACTGCAGGGCTGTCAACCCCTATTTGCTAATAACCCTTTAGGCTACTAGGTTAAATTTCTTGTCCCAAGCAGCAAGGAACTTCTTGCCCACGTCCAAGCTGACGTAGTTGTTGCCCTGCATACCCTGCTCTGAGTAGTCCACGTCTGCGCCCACTAGGCCCTGATCAGCGAGGAACTCACGCAGCTCTGCGAGAAAGTTGCTGTCTGTGTAGATAAGACCGTCCTTCTTAGGACTAGTGTCCCAGTACTTGGTGTCAAAGTATACACGCAGCTCGCCAAAGTCCTTTTCGTCGTTGACATAGGCTACACGCATATCAGTGATCAGCACGGGCTTGGCCGCATTGCTCCAGTAGCCATCGCCTACAGTGCTAAAAATCGTCTGTTTCATCTCTCGCTCCTTTGTGTTACTATGCCTCTATTGTATACTCAAACTGTCTCTGCGTCAACCACTTTGCTCAAAGACCCTATAAGTCGGCGGGCTTCTTTACGAGCTTCCTCTAGCGCAGCGTAGATGCAGTCCTCAGCAGTGCCGTCTGTGAGCACGTCCTCAGCCCGCTCGTATAAGCAGCCGCCCAGGTAGTGTGATCCCAGCTCGTGACCGTCGAGCATGACTCGTACACGCAGCATAAACCAGTCCAGGTCGTACGAATCAATCTTACGGCAAATTTCCTCAATGTCCGTGACAGTGTCATCGAAGCAGTCACGTGGGTTCAAGTCCTCATAGCTCTTGTCTACAATGATCTCAAAGCCATCGCGCTGCAAGGTTGCTAGGTGATCGTAGTAGCGCATCATACCACCTCGTCTAGTTCAACGTCCACAGCAACGATCTGCATATTCACACTGTCGCAGAGTGCGTGGAGTGAGTTGGCTTCTGAGGGCAGCAATTGTGCCATCTTATGCGCAGCAGTGTAGAACGCTTCGGCAGCTGCCTCTAGCTCCGCATATGCTGCATAATGCGCAGCGGCTTCCTGTTTCGTCATAGTTCGCTCCTTTAACGTTACAATAAGTCTATTATACAACCAAAAGGGTTCAGTGTCAACCAAAGCCCCGTCAGTCGCCTCGGGTATCTGTGTTCAGTGCAGGACGCAGTGCCCGGCGCAGTTCAACCTCACGACGGTGTGCTTCTGCCTTGCCCCGAACAACCTCATGCACAAGTACTTCGATCTCGTTCTTGTTCGCGAGCTTACGAAGTTCTTGACATAAGAGCCAATTCTTAGTCTCTGTCTTGGCACGATAGAAGTGCTTTGCGGCACGTGCCAACACTGACTTATTAATAGTTGTCTCAGTCTTTGCTGTGACGCCTATGTAGTTGAGTCCGTTAACACGCAGTTCGTAGATGATGTGATTACGATCTGAACGCCGTTTACGAGTGGTAGTTGTCTGTGTCATAGCTCTATTATATGACATTTTGGCCAAAATGTCAACCAAAATGCAAGAAACCCTAGCAGCAGTGTGGTTAGAACTAAATACTCTAACCAGGAGGATAAGTTAGTGAGTGCTTACCAATGTCGAAGCTGCGGTCTAGAGGGCGCAGAGAACTTTTATAAAAATGCCAAGTATCAGTGTAAGAGCTGTTGGAACAAGCGCACCTATCAGAGTGCTCGCGACAAACTGGATCAGCTGTTAGACGAACGTGGGGGTCGCTGCGAACGCTGCGGCTATGATTCCTGCCGCGCAGCACTGCAATGGCACCACGTGGATCCCAACGAGAAGGAGTTCGGTATCGGCAACCGCCGTGGCCTGCCCATCGAGCAGCTCAGGGCTGAAACAGCTAAATGCCAGCTCTTGTGCGCCAACTGCCACTGTGAGGTTCACGCTGCTGCTGCTGGCCAGCAGCATCACACTACAGCAGCGTGAAAACTTGGTGGGCCCAGTAGGATTTGAACCTACGACCAAAGGATTATGAGTCCTCTGCTCT